AGTCTGTCTTGCAGAGCCCCCCGCAGTCTACGTCCTCACCAGCAGCTCCCGAACTCTCTCCCACCAGCAGCTTCATCTGGTAGTTGGTGACAGCACCTGACGCTCTACTCAGCGTTATGCTTTTGCGGTAAGACCAGTCATCAGGGAACGCCATGCGTGTCCCCCTTTCGTGAAGTGGAAAAAAAGGGGAGCTGGGGATTAACCCAGCCCCCCTCTTGGAGTGCGTTGTGAAACAGAACTACGCGGTCTTCAGCTCGATGAGCCCGTTGGGGCGCAGCCAGCCGTGACCCATGGCGTACTTCGCGACCATGAGCGTGCCCTGATACTTGATCAGGTACTCGGACTCCATCGCGAGGTCCATGAGCTTCACGGTACCAACCGCGTCCTTCGTGAACATGATCGCCCGAACGTCCGTGTCACCAGCCGCGCCGTGCGCGACCTGGACCGCAGCACCCGCTGCCACACCCGTGGTCAGCCCACTGGTGTCAACCTCGGCAACCCCGGTCAGCTGAGGAGCCTTGATGATGTTCACTCCGCCGACACGGAACACCGTGCCGTCCGAGTACGCACCCGCCCCACCCCAGTCGGAGTTGATCGCCGCGGTGTTCTGCACGAGGGCGTTGTAGTCCACCGGCTTGAGAGCCAGATAGCGCTCCCCGTCGACGAACTGGTTGTCCCAGACCGCAGCCTGGGTGAAGATCGCGGTGGCGAGCGCCGCAGCCTTGTTGGCCACGGAGAACCCATCGTAGGACGCGCCAAGGTACTGGACCTTGGCCGCCGCATCGAGGTGATGGGCCGCAACACCGGCCGCCTTCGCACCCCGAATGACTTCCATCATGACGGACTCATCGAAGTTGCGGGCCAACTGCCGACCCATCTCCGTCGAGTACACCGAACGCACGTCGAAGTGGCTGATCGCCTCGTCCAGCGTGTCGAGGAAGACACTGGAGGTAAGCAGCGCATCGATCGTGATGATGATCTCTTCCGTCACCGTCGCCTGACCAACCAACTCCGTGCCAGGAACGTGGTACGCGGAGGTCACCCGCCCGAGGACCGGGAAGGCAACGGACTTGCCAGAGGCGATGGTACGAATCTGATGCTTGTCGAGCATGAGGGACTTCTTCTCGAAGGCGGTCATTACCTCGCCCCCGAAGACTTTCAGGAACACGGCGGTACGCTGGGCCATCGTGGGAGCGGCAGCACCGGTACCAGAGAGTTCACCGAACAACGCAACTGTTGCAGCTGAAGCCATTGCTTTGGTACTCCTTTAGTTTTGTGTGAAGCGGTCAAGCGACAACCACCTACGCAAAAGAAAGGTGTCCTCCCCAGGCTTCCCCTCAGGGTTGCTCGGGTGGGCTTACTTTGCTTTGGGATTGTGTTCCCCGAGGGCCGCAGCCCCCGGGAGGCACTAAGGGTGGGAGTGAGGTCGGGGCAACTCCCCGGCGTACACCCTGGCACCCTTAGTGGGATGACTTAGAATGCTGTGGTACGGACTAACTTTGCCTCGACCTTCGCTCTGAAGGCGGGGTCCTTTGCATACCGTGGGTCACTCATGTCGGCCTTCATCTGAGCCCTGGACTCATAGCCAGAGTTCGGAGGTACGACTGCATCACCACGGAGGAGGCCGGTCGGGGGTTGCCCGTTGGCCTTGAGATACTTGTTGACCAGATTCTCTACGGCAAGTTTTTGCACGGTGGGGCTGCTGGCGACTGCCTCGTTGAACTCCAACTTGGAGGCTTCATCGAGGTTCGCACCAGCCCACGCGATCACCTCCGCGTACTGCTCGGGGCCACCGGCGATGGCGTGAACCTTACCGATGGTCCGCTCGTGGAGGGCCTTCTGCCCTTCGACATACACGTCGACAACATCCTTGGTGATCCCTACCGCTTCGAGAGAAGCGAGGTTCTCCGCGGACAGTTCACCCTTCTCCTGGTACTCCTTGGAAAGGGCCTCCATATCGAGACCAGCCTTGGCGACTGCCTTGTTGGCGTCCGCTGCGTCCTCGATCTTGAGGGGGTCCTTAGTGGGTGCGGGGTCTGCTTTGGGGGCGCCGAGCTTCTTGGACAGCTCGATGTATCCCCTCTCCAGTTCCTCGGGAGACTTGTACTTCCCCGCGAGTAACTTGGGGGCTTGCTCGTCAGAAGGAAGAACGGGCTCGTTTGGCTGTGAGGTATCCGTCGTTGCTCCTGGGGTGATCTGGTCTGACATTTGTGCTCCTTATGATTTTTGGTGCAGGTATCGCAAGGACAGGTAAGTTAAGCTCCTGCCGGGGCGGCTGCTCCGAGGTTCGCTGCGTTTCCACTTTCCATCATTCCTTTCACGGCATTAGCGGCTGCGCCTGATTTGATCACGTTGCCCATTGTTTCCTGATCGGCGGCTGCTTTCTGTGCTTCTGCTTGCTTCTGCATCACTTCCTCTTCCGACCGAACGAGTCCCTTCTGGTCCACTCCGGTGGCCAGGGAGACACGAGCGATATATTCGGAGACGAAGATGTATGGGGCCACGACATCGGGACCCAGGACGTTGACTTCCTGCATCCAGGTGTTGAGCTTCACGAGTTCGTGAGACCTCCCGAGAGCTTCGAGGCCTGTGACGATCGTCAGCTTGACCTTCCCCTCGGGGAGCTTCGGAAGTTTTCCTTCCCTTGTCATTTGGAACTGTATTACACTCACAATGGGGAGCTGTAACTCTTTGCCAAGGACGGAGTAAACTCCACCCAGGGCATCCTCCAACTCACGGGCCATGTACCGAATCTCTTCGGCCGTTACCCTCTCCCCGTCCCGCTGGACGGAGGTGTTGAGCATGAAGGCTGCGGCGAGTCGCTGCTCTAGGTTCTTGATGGTCTCAAGGGCTACACGGAAGTCGTTGAACTTCTCCACTTGCAGGAAGGACACGTCCTCCGCATTCCCCTCGATCATGTCGAGGTTGGCTGCGTTGGCAATCTTGCTGATCCTGGTTGACCCGTTGGGGTTGATCATGACGAGCAACTTGGCGGCTGCTGCCGACCCTTCGATGATCGCCTTGCTGAGTTCCTCAAGGGCTTTGAGGTCCCCGAGGTACTCCTCCACCAGGCCACGTCCATAGTCCTCCCCTGCCAGGGCCGACCAACGGAGCGGAATGAATGGAGACTTGTCGAGCGGGTACGTCCCTGCACTTGACGGGACTTCCTTGGAGTTGATTTCCTGACTGATCTCCCAGATGCCATCCCCCCGCACCACCCTGGTAAACAGGTCGACGGGCTTCTGGTCTATCGGGTTCTCCTTCGTATCGCCATCTTCCGTCACCAGAGCCCTCAGGTCGGCCGGCAGAGCCAGCGGCGAGATGGATTCCTTGGTGATGATCTCCAGTACGTTCCCCATTGGGTCGCGTTTGACGCAGTACTGGTCGAGGCGATAAACCCGCAACCCAGCACCCTCATCATCGATGAAGATGAGGCTGTTCCCGGTCACCACGAGATGCTTGGCGGCTTCGAAGACAGCCATGCGAGTTGCGCGGCCCTCAATTTCCTCAAGGATGTCGTTCTCCATCTTGGACATCCCTGTCTCGACAACGGTTTTCGCGTTGTCGTCCTGGGATATCTTCGCGGCGACTTCGTCATCCAGCTTCAGGCGGAAGAATGCCTGGTTGGGAGGAAAGAGAGCCAGAATCAGTTTGCTGGCGAGGTTGTTCACTCCCCTTGCGCCCAGCGCTTGCCAGGGGGTGTTGAATTTGGTGGCTGAGCCGCTGCCCGAAGGGGGCATCAGCTGCGGGATCGTGATCTTGGCACACTCCCGGGCCCTCTCGAGGACCTGTGAGCGATCTCCGTCGAGCTTCTTCCACCGTCCATGGATGGATATTGTGGGGGTCTCAGGCATTACTTAGGTCCCATCGGGATGCCCAGCCCCGCGGTGGCTCCGGTCATCAGAGGGATCTGGAGCAGAGAACTCCCCTGCTTCTTCCTCTTCTTCCCACCGGCCTCCAGGTTATCCCCCAATTCGATCGTCGGGATCTGTGCGGGGGGTGCCGGGGGTGGGGCCGGGGGTGGTGCATTGGGAGAACTGAAACACATGTCGACCTCCTTATTGAGCCTTCCCCGGTGGCGCTAAGGGGGTCTCTTCGTTTAGTTTCGAGTTGATAAGATCCAGGACAGCCCTCTGCCCTGCATAGAACCAGACTTTCCGGTCGCTCCAATCCAGGTTGGGGGCTCTCAGGGGGATGGCTGCTTCGAGAAACTGCAGCATCACCTTCGTCCTGTAGAGGTCCAGATGTGCTATTGCGTTGCCCATGAAGTCTCCATATTCGGATTTGTGGTTCCAAGAGTAACGACTGGTGGGGGGCTTGGGCCACTACCTTGCCGTAGGGGTGTAAGTTCAGAGGTGTGGCTTTAGCGTATAAAAAGAAATGGATCAGGTGTATCGATGGAGGTGGATCAGGTAGTGCTTAAATCCCCTGTGGATTCAATACTTTAGGGCTTCTCGTAATGTATATTATGTCAAATAACGACAAAGCGGGAAGAATCACCGCTTCCGCGCGATCAGGAAGTACCACCCATGCGCCAAGGTTGCGGTTCTCTTCGCTTTTTCGTCCTGTTCCAGGCACGAGGGACCGGTGTCCTGATGACAAAAGTGTCATTTTAGAACACCGGTTCCCCTGTGGATAACTACTGAATGGTGATTCAGTAAGGTATTCGTCCTGATTGATCTAACTGATCTCGCATCGGTCCCCGATACAGGCGAAGGTTTTAGCCCCTTCGGTCTGGTCTCTGGACTCGTACTTGCTCAGGTCTGCCCAGTTGATCTTGGGGAACTTGGACATGAGACGGTGATATTCCATCTCATCGATCTCCTCGTAGGGCGCCAGTTCGTAGACGCCCCCGTCGTTGGGCAGGAAGGAGAGACCTCCGACCAGGTCCCAGTGTCCGTAGACCCACGCACCAACCTCGAGCCACTCGGGTTCCTTGACGTAGATCGTGCAGGAGGGGTTGTGGTCTGTCCACTTGGTCTTGATCTGGAGCCACTGCTGTAGCTGGTCCAGGGCTGATACCTCGTCCCGGTACAATGACCCGATAGGGGATGCCTGGGGGAAGTCGAAGACCCAGGTCAGGGGGTTGTCCTCCTGGCCTACCTCGGGATGGTATGGGACCCCAGCGTCGATAAGGAGCCGAGCAACAGGGTCAGAACCAGAAACCCGAACACGACGAATGTAGAAAGGACTATGACGAGGGTGCATCCCCGAAGCAGAGCCCACAAGTTGAGAAACAGTGCCCGAGGGTTTGACGCAAGTGACTGCTTTCGGCGTCTGCATTCCCATGGCTTTCGAGAAGGTGTCAGCATAGATGTGAGAGAACGCTTTAAGTGTGTCGAGGTCACGTATGATCCTTTCGTTGTCAGCCAGTCCGGTGAGACTGACTCCTAATAGACGCTCCTCCTCGCAGTTCTGTTTCCACTCCGGTGAAAGAAACTTAAAATCCGTGAGTCCCGCTTGAAGACATCCCAGCAGTACCGCGGATTGTAGTTTCTTCTCGAGAGAATCGTATGTATCTCCAGGTCGTACGACGATCTCCGTGAGGTTGCAAAACTGCTTATTACGCAGGACGATCTCTCCGCATGGATTCGTGCCAAAGTCTCGGTCCTCTCGTCCAGCAAGAACTGCGGCCTTTCTGAAGGCTTCACGGTTGACAATCCCTCTCTCTCCTGACCCACTACGCATCAGGTGCATCCACTCTTCCATGAAGATGGAGATGTCAGGTTTCTCCGTGTACGCCACGGAGTTGTTTGACAGTGCACGCTGTGGGTGTTCGAGCCAGAACTGTCCCACCTTGGCACTACGCATGCGAAGGTCGGTCAGGTTGGATAGGTTGATGGTACTACTCCGCCGCACTCCCCCGCTGACTACGCAGTTCGCGATCATGCACACCAGGTCGTAGACCTCCAGGGAGTTGAGGCGTCTGCCTACGGCTCCCTTGAAGGTCTTGACGGTGAACTTGATCAGTTGAAGCAGAGGTTCAGGTCCGCTCGCTCTTCCACCGAAGGTCAGCAGGGGGCTTCCCTTGGGTCGAATCAGCGAGAGATCCATCGGGGCTATGTTCCCCTCGTACAGGAATGTGAGCAGTAGATTGTACGCTTCAGCCCACCCCATCTTGCTGTCTGCAACCCGGTAGGTGTAGGTTGGGTTGAGGGTGAGTGTTGCTGGAACTACCGGCAGTTGGTTGATATACTGGCGCTCGGTGGAGAAGCCCACCCCTGCGCCGTTCATGAGAATGTAAAGAATCTCCGAGAACGTTTTGACGGAATCGATAGCCGTGTATGCACAATTGTAGCCAGCGATGTTATCGTTATCCAGAGCAGGACCAGCACTCCAGAGACAACGCATCGAAGGCATGACTTCTCTGTGGAACACATGATCCATCGCCACATCGAACTCTCCATCGAGTTGACGGGGCACTCTCGACGCAAAGAACTCGGCGTATCGGTCGACGGTTTCAACCCACTGTTCCCTTCGGTTGAGTTCAGGAATCCACCTGGCGTATGAACGTACGTAGATGAACTCCTGATACGGGGTCCACAGCATTAAGCCGCGGCTTTCCCCTCACGCTTGATGAATCGATAGCGGCCCTGGACGTCCTCCAGGTTGACCCACTTCGTAGTGCTGCCCTTGAAGAACGCGAGGGCGATCAGGAAGATTGTGTTGGGTTCCATAAGGTGACCTCTCCGGTTGTGAAGTTGTATTCAGGAAATCTTAAGATTCGTGCAACTCGTGCCTGTTGGAT